CCGTCCATAGCGATACCAATTTTACCTCAAAAAATAAACCAGTTATCCTGGATAAATCTGAAATTTATAACCACTTCCTGTTCTCTGTCCAGCCTTTTGCCCGTTGCCTGATGTATCACCACGCTGTCGATAAAGGCGTGTAGCACTTCTGCTGTTAACTCTGTCACATCGTTGTGCCTTTTCACCAAGTCAAAAAATCGCATGATGTTTTGCATATCGCCGCCTCGGTCTGCCACTTTGGACTGCATTTCGGCGATTTTTGTTTTTAGCGATTTTTGTTCTGCCTCATATGTCGCAGAAAGGGTTTCAAAACGCTCCTGTGCTAATGCCCCCAACGCCACTTGCTCAAAAAGTTTCTGGATTAGAATGTCCAGTTCCTTGGAGCGTTTGGTAGACTTTTCAAGGTCTGTGTGTAGTTGCTTTAGTTCGATATTTGCACCTCGGTCTGCCAGCCTTTGGGCATAGGTTGCCAGTTCATCAGCATGAGCTTTCACAAATTGCTGTTTTTCTTGTATGCTTTCCAGCACAAGTTTGTAGACATCATCATAGCGGATGTAGTGTGATGTGCAATATTTGGTACGCTGGCGGTAGCGATTGCAAGTGTAAGACAGATACTTCTTTTTGGCTGTTGGAAATGTGATGGAAAGACCAGTTCCGCAATCCGAACATTTCAAAATCCCATTAAAGATATTCACAAACCCATGTTGGTTTTCTCTTCTTCTCGTTGTAAAAATCTTTTGTGCCATATCGAATGTATCTTGGTCTACCAGCGGCTCGTGGGTATTCAAGACAGTTATTTGCTCATCTTCTGGCACTTTAATTGGTGTTTTGTGCTTAAAAGAGAGTGTTGTGGTCTTTGATGAAACCATATGCCCAAGATACGCCTTATTTCGGATAATCTGGGAAACAGTAGTCTTTGCCCAGTCAGTTTCATCCTTGTAGGTGTAGGGTCGCTTAACCCCCAACACTTGGGTGCAATAGGCTCTAGGGTTAAGAATGCCCTCCTCCCTAAAAGTTCTAGCAATAACCGATGTACCCAAACCACTACACGCCATTGCGAACATTCTCTGCACATTAGCGGAAGTCATGGGGTCTGGAATTAGCAGATACTTATTATCTGGGCTTTTGATATACCCATATGGTGGTACAACACCAGTATAATTGCCTCTCTGTGCTTGGATTTTATAGGCAGAGCGGATTTTTTTGGAGATGTCCCTCGCATAATACTCGTTTATAACGGATTTGAAGGGCATAATTTCGTTATCCCCCAAAAGTGTGTCGATGCCGTCATTTACTGCAATGAACCTCACACGCTTTTCTATAAAGAAAATTTCTGTGTAGAAAGCGACAAGAGCGTTATTTCTGCCAAGCCTCGAAAGGTCTTTACATAGCACAATTGACACCATGCCATCCTCTATATCCTCAATCATCCGCTTAAATCCAGGTCTTTCAAATGTTGTGCCGCTGATGCCGTCATCCACATATTCTGTGGTCGCAGAAAATCCAGAGTCACGGACATATTTTTGTAAAATTGCCCGCTGGTTTCCGATGCTATTAGACTCGACATCTCCACCATCATCACGGGAAAGTCTTAAATATATGGCTGTGTTACCTTGTTGCTGTTTCATAGTCTACTCCTTTCCCAGCAACAAATAAGCCTAATATCGCACTTCCATGTTGCCATGAAACGAGCGTTAAAGCAAGTTGAAATTGCTGGATTTGCACAGAATTAGAGGCTAATAATTGCCACTTTCAACATCCCTTTTGATGGCACTTTTGACAATGTCCAGCAAGGAGTTTTTGCCTATGTAATTTGAAACCACTTTATATTTTGTGCCGTTTATTTTGCTATATCTAACATTGCTGGCATCCTCATTTTCTATTGCATCAATAACGCCAGCAGAGCTTGTAAATTGAGTTTCGTTTTCTTTGGTGTCAATAGCAGAAATTTGCATATGACCACCTCAAATGCTTGTTTCTGCATTATATGATGGATATGCTTGGACTTATTTTTGTATGGGTTGTACTATTTACATATTTTGGAATAAAAAAGCTCCGATACAAAAGCATCAGAGCAAAATTATATAACGCTCACATTTCCAAATTGGGTCTATATCCCCCCACAAGCCCCTCTAGCCCCAAAACTAGCGTGATACCCCCACGGCAACGTGAATTAAGGACAAATGAAATCCCTATATTAAAACACCATTAAACCCAGTAAATTTGGGAATGATGGTGTTTTTGTTTTAAGCTGATGACTTTGGGAATTTTGAAGTTATGGTTGAATCTGTCATTAAGCATCCTCACCCTCAACCCAACCACCCCCATCCGCAACATCCTGCCCACCGAAGTCTCCGATGTAGTTGAGATAAATATCAACCCGCTGACTTCTCTTTGTTGAGCTTCTGGGATTTTCTGCCTCGTAGACGATAATTCTGTCTACAAAGGTTCTGACAATATCGCCAGTTAGCTCTGTGAAGTCCCAGCTTTGGTCTAGTAGGGTTATAAAGCTATGAATATCGGCGGTTTTACTTTTGTGTTCTTCTATTTCGAGCTTGAGAATTTCGACTTTTTGGATGAGGTCTTTCTGCTCAGTTTCATATTGATTAAGAAATTTTATAAGCATATCGCTGGAGATTTTGCCCTCGATTTTATCCTCGTATATTTGGCGCATGATTTTGTCTAGCTCTGCAATTCTGCGCTGAGATTTGGTTAGTTGGGTGGATTTGACTTTTATGGCTCTTTCGGCATCAACATTTGTGTTTTTATGAACAGCTTTGATGAAGTTATCTCTGTCACTTTGAACAAACTCCACTACCTGAGCAATTTTGGCAAGAACAAGTTTTTCTATCTGCCAATAGTGAATGGAGTGCCTCGTACAATCATACTTAAATTTGTTCATCCGATATTTGGAGCATATAAAATAAGTGTACTCAGTCCCGCTTGGGTTTCTACTCATAGAGGTTAGCTTTGAATTACAATCCGAGCAGTACAAAAGCCCACTCAAAGGGCTTATTATACCCTTCTTGGTGGGTCTGCGCCTTGTTTTTGCTGATTGTAGCCTTTGTACTGTGTCGAAAGTTTGTTGGTCTATTATGGCGGGATGATGATGTTCCACAATAACCCATTCTTCTTCTGGTCTTATGTATCTTTTACGGCTTTTATATGATGGTGTTGTTGATTTCTGTGAAGTTAATCGCCCAATATATGACGAATCTCCTGCTATTCTAACTATGGCTTGTGCAGCCCAAGTAGCAGAACCAAAGTAGCAATCTGGCGGGGTTGGTTTGCCTAGCAGTTTTCTGTAATGAGCAAGAGGAGATAAGATGCCACGATTATGCAAATCTTTGGCAATGCTATGAGTGCCGTCTCCTGCAATGATGCGCCTATATATTTCCCTTATAACTTCAGCGGCAGTTTCGTCTATCTCCCAAACGCTCTGGTCACCATTAACGGCTTTATAGCCATATGGAGGTCTGCCGTTTGCTTTGCCTTCGAGTGCTTGGTTTCGTTTGACATCCCGCACTTTCTTCGAGGTGTCAGCGACTGACCATTCATTTAGGACATCTCTGAAAATGCTCATTATATCAAATTCATTAGCAGTATCCAGATTGTCGTTAGCTGCTATGAACCTCACGGAATGTTCTTCAAAAACCCTTTTCATAAGCCCGACTTCAAGCACATCACGCCCAATTCTTGACTGGTCTTTAGTTATAACCACATATACCCTACCAGCCTTAACCTCATCAAGTAAGGCATTCAGCCCAGGTCTATTAAAGCTCGTACCTGTGACCCCATCATCTATAAAAAAGCAAGGATTATCAAATCCTCGCTCTTTTGCATATTTTGTCAGAATGTCTTTTTGATTTTTTATAGAGTTAGAATCTCCTGCTAATTCATCGTCTCGGCTAAGACGGCAGTATAAAGCACAGATACGACCAGCTTGGGATGTGATGGAGGTTGAGGATGCGGGTGGTAGGGGCGAGGAGATTATTATTGGTTTGGGTTGTGTGGTTGTATCTTTCACAGCAGTCTCTTGGTTAGATGACGGCATATTGCCATTTTTATGATTATTATTTGACCTTTGCTCATTTTGTTTCAAAGCCATAATATTCCTCTCCTTCCTGCATCTAGTAGTGGTTAGTAGCATGATACCGTGAAAAGGGGTTAATAGCAAGTTGAAATTGATGGGTTTGGACATGGGCGAAATGACCACGAAGTCCTAATTGCCTAGTGAATTATGTAGGCACAACCCAACCCAATTACTCCCAAAATCTCAATCAAGCCACAAAAATCAGCAACCCGTCAATTGTGACACGACCTCTGTGCTTTGTTGATTAGATTTTACAGTTACTCCACCGACCTCAATTTTGCCATCACACGCTCCGATGCAAAGCGAATGACCCCTTGCTCTATAGTCTCTTTAGCGGTTTCTGATGGATATGTATTCGTAATAAACAGCGTATTGCCGAGTTGAATTTTTTCTATGCCGAATATTTTATTTGTTGACTTTTCACTTGACGAAGCCTCGGAAACCCTGCATTCAGATTCGATTTTGACTTTGGTGGTAGTGTTTGTGCTGGCTTTGATTTTAGTGTTGTTTTTCGCCAGTCTATTTGAAATATTCATGGATATCACAACGCCTTCTGCCTATGGCAAGTCCTGTGATACCAACCCTATTCTTGACTGGTTGTACAATAGACCAGATTTTTCCATAGGCGCACACGAAACATCAACCTGCAGATGAAGCCCCAAAATAGAACCACAATACAAAAATCCCTTTGTTTTTGGATAACAAAGGGATTTTTGTAAAATAATAACATCAATGAATTATAAGCAAAAATGAGCATCACCAATACGACAAGGCAACAAATGGGAGGCACACATGGAAAAACAAGAAAAATGGCTACAAGACTTCGGGTTACGATTACGAGCAGAACGAGAAAAGCAAGGCATGACACAACAAACCCTAGCCAGCAAAGCCCACACCAAAAATGATTATATAGCCCAAATAGAGCGTGGTGTTCGTAACCCCAGCCTCCGTACTTTGATGAATATTCTTGGTGCATTGGATATTTCTGCTGATTATCTTATATATGGCACAAGTAACGAAAACAGGGATGAGATGGCGGAGTTGATTGCTGAGTTTACGAGCTTTCTGTCGAGAAGGAATGTTGGCGAGGTGGCATCCTATCTCAAGATTGTGCGGTTTATGGCGGAGTTTGTTGAGGGTGAAGAAGAGGCGTGAGTAGAGTGTAGGCGGATGCCACAAAGCTACCAATCCAGTCCGCCAAACAAGGGCATACCCCTTCACATTTTAGTGGCGATGTGGCGAACTGGGTCTGAGGTGGCATATAATGGGTGTTGTAGGGTTGTTCGCCACATCGCCAATTCATATGGGTGTGGCAAACAAGGGTGGATGTTTCTCAAACTTACCAACCTCGTTAATGTTGAGAATCCCGCAATATTACTGAAGTTGCTTATACCAGAAGCATTTGGCAGCACTATCGATATAACCACTTTTACTCCAACCTCCAAACCCACCCATCAGCATACTGCACAGACCTAGCACCTATATCCGTTTTAGCTCTTTCAAGAGTGCGGTTTTGAATACCTTCTTTTTTCGCTAGGGCATAGACTTCTGTGCTTGATACTTCTCCATCGGATAGGAGTTCTGTCAAGAATTCTCTTGCCCTTTCTCTTTCTTTGCCACGTTTTGGTGTAGACTCGCCAGCTAGTAGTTCATCAATGGTTATGTCATATTCCCCTATCCAATGAAACCCGCCTTGCAGAGAAAATGCCATTGGAACGCCAACCTCGAAGTAGTTTGATTTGTTGTGGAGTAGCACACGAACGTCATCGTCAACCTTGCCGAGATTTAACACGGATGGAATTGAGTTATAGACATCAATAGAGCCAAGTCCACGATACTGGGATTTTCCTTGAGATTTAGTCAAATGCCCAATGAGCAAAATAGCACATCCAGTCCGTGCAGCTACTTTGCCTAGCGAGATTAAGGTTTCTCGTACAGTTTCTATTTTGTACATATTCATATAGGCTTGCACGGGGTCGCAGACAAATAAACGTGCATTATAACGGGTTATGATTTCTTCTATTTTGGGAGAGAGCAGGGATAATCGTTCGTTGCTCTCATTTATAGATTTAATGCGTGAGAAGTCAGCACCTAGCTGTTGCAAGCGAGGCTTGATAACATCTGTATATGAATTTTCAGCGTTTTGTATGACAACATTGCAAGGCGGCATGGGTTCTGCGTTTGGCAAAGCTCTGCCTGTTGTCAAATCAGCTATTATTGCCTGCGACAAGAAGGATTTGCCTGTTGAAGAGTCACCTTGTAGCAGATTGACACACCCCGACAAAATATATGGATGCCATAAACTTGACATTTTGCCTGTTTCTATTTCGTCCCAATGGATTACATCATCACCAGCCACATCTGCCGACTCTGCAGAATTACTTCCACTTTCGTTGCTGTTGGATATATTTTGGTTTTCCGTTGTGTTGGAATTGTCCTCACTCAAACCATGCAATCCCTCTGGTTTCAACAAATTTTCCATTTCATTATCCTCCATCCTTGTTTTAAAAAGTCCAAAAACTACCCTAAACACAATGTGCTTGGGGTTCTCCGTTTTTGTGGCTATTGTTATTACTATGTTTCGGCATTATTTGCCATAAGCTGCAATGCCTTAACCTTCAGTATAGCATAATAGCTAGGATTTTGCAACTTTTTGGAGCGAGCCGATCTTGTTTGTGGAATTTTTGTGGGGCATACTCTGAATGGCATTTTAACGTTCCGTCCACATAAGGACAATCTCTGACAGCATATCCATGAAATAATCTTGTATTTTGTAATTGGGGTGATTTTCGATGGATGAAGATAACAGAAATGAAAAGCCTGTTCATATTGATGCTGAAACTAATATTGATGCCGATTCCACCTCTGGCATTGATACTCATGCCCATATGCCCAGCAAAAACAACCGAACATTTAGCAAGGATGTATTCCCAAAGGAGCTAACCGCCCTAAACCAATGGGTATGCTGGAGATTAGAACCCGACAAAAAATCTGGCAGAGACACCAAAGTGCCTTATTCGCCATTAACTGGTCGAAGGGCATCAATAAGCAATTCTGCCACTTGGGGAAGTTTTGAAGATGCTGTGCATTCGTTTGAGAAGTATGCGTTTAGCGGGATTGGGTTTGTGTTTACGGCAGAAGCTGGCATTATTGGAATTGACATTGACAAATGCCTATCGGTTGATGTTGGTATGGGTTCTGCTGGAGAACCTAATGAAATCGCCAAAGCAATCCTTGCCAAAGCCCCTGCGACATTTATCGAATACAGCCCATCAGGTCGAGGTCTGCATATATTCCTAAAAGGCAAACTCCCATCAGGAGGCAAGCGCAATAGCGAAAGTGGTGTGGAGATATATTCCGCAAGTCGGTACTTTACTATGACGGGTAATCGTTGGCATAATTGTGTTGATGTTATTGCTGAGGATAATGGGGTTGTTGAGTTTATTTATGAGAATTCTGTTGTTGCGAAACGCAGAAAGCAACCAGAACAGACTGATGCATCCGTGTCGAGCGACAGCGGTAACTCCGCTTTGGTGGGTGCTATTGGAGTTGTAGATGTTGCGTTGCCTTCGGACTCGGCTGGGTCTGAAGGTGTGCCTGGCGGAGTTTTGACTGCTGTGGCAGAAGTATTATCAGACGAAAACCTAATGAAACTAGCCCTATCCTCCAAAGACAAAGATGCCTTCACCAAGCTACACCGAGGCGAATGGCAGGAAAAGTACAAATCTCAATCAGAGGCAGATTTTGCGTTTTGCTGTAAGTTAGCCTTTTGGTCTGGTCGTAATGAAGTGCAGATTGATAGGATATTTCGTTCGTCTGGGTTATATCGTGAGAAATGGGATGCCCAACATTCGTCTGATGGGTCTACTTATGGAATGCAGACTGTTCGGAACGCTTGTGCTGCTACTAAGCAGACATATACGCCTCCGCAAAGCGGTCGAGGTGGCAAGGGCAAGAAGGGCAAAGGCTCTGGCAAAGGCGGTGGAGCTGATGGAGACGGAGCAGAGGGCTTCAACGAATCAGGCGAACCAGAGATATTCATGCTCAATGGCTCATACTTTCGCTCAAAAGGTGAGAAGTTTTATCAGATTACCAATTTTACTGCACAACCCATAGAAATGCTGACATATGACGAAGGGGCGCAGATTACAGCTAATTTTATCACCAACAAGGGTGAAGTGTTTTTGATGCACTTGGAGTCTACTGCTATGTCGGATTTGAGAACATTTAAGAGCGTTATATTCAAAAAGACTTTTGCATTAACATTTCTTGGCGGCTCTGGTGACCTCGACCAGTTTAAGATGTTCATGTATGATAAGCTGGATTGGGTTAAGAAGCGAGGAGCTAAGGCTATAGGCATATATCCGAGAGAGCAGGGTCGTAGTCTTGTGTTTGTTGATTCTAAGGGGGCAGTTGGTGCGGGTGGCAAAGCAGACCATAGTATCGTTCAGCTGGAGAATTTCAAGGTAATCGAAAGCGACATCTTATCCGCTCCATTACTGGATAAGGCTGGGTTGATTGAGATTGCAAGACATATCTTCAGCTACAACGAGCCAGCCAAGACTGTGCCGATATTGGCATGGGCTGCTGGGTGTTTTATCAAACCGCATTTGCGAAAAAATAATGTGAAGTTTCCACATCTCTTTCTGGTTGGTGAGCGTGGCGGCGGAAAGAGTAATAGCATGGAGCGGGTTATTCTGCCTATGGTCGGACAGATGAGGAAGTATGCTGTATCGCAAGTAACACAATTCGGCTTGATGAAAGAGGCAAACTCCTCCAATGTTATTCCAACACTTATAGAGGAATTTAAGCCCAGCACTATGAAACAATCACAAGTGCATATTTTGTATAATCATATCCGTGACAGCTACGATTGCCATAAAGGTATTCGAGGCAGACCAGACCAGTCTGTGATATTTTATGACTTACTTGCACCTATGGCAATAGCTGGTGAAGAATCGGCTGACGAGAGTGCTATTCGTGAGAGGTCGATTGAATTACTGTTTAGCAAAAGGGATTTGAAGAATGATGATTACCAAGAATCCTTTAGCTGGATATGCAAAAACGAGCCTCTGGTACGTTCACTTGGGCGGTCGTTGTTAGATACAGCTTTACGAGTAACCCAAAAAGATGTAGCTGGCTGGTATGAAGA